GCAGCTTCGATGTCAAATGATATGCTGAAACTTTTGCATAACGGTAAAGAGATTAAGATTTCTAAGACCAATGCAGCAGATGCAGATATAGATATAAGTGCAGACGTAACAGCAATCGGTCTTGGTGGCGAATTGCCTATCAGTGAACGCCCGGTAGCATGGTGGAATCAGGACAAGACACTTATGTTCTTCATGCCGAAAGCCACAGTTGTTGGTTCATTCGCACAGGATAGCCGATTTATGGTAAGCAAGGGTTCAGTAACAGCAGGTTATGTAGACACAGATAGTTTACAACCGTTCATGGTGATACCTGCAAAGCCTAAGTATGCAACAAAAACGACAGTAGAGGATTAACGGATATTAAACAGTAATTAGAACAGGGCGGTGGTGGAGTTCAGAAATCTATCACTGCCCTTTAAACTATCTAATATGGCAGAGGGTAAAACAGCAAAAGATTTTATTTCAGGTGCAGAGAAAGTAAAGTCACGCGCACCACAAAAGATAAAGGTAGGCAACAAGACCTACAAAGTTAAGCAACTACGTAAGTTTGCGCGGTCACGGATAGACAGGCTCAACCGAGAGGCGTATTGGTGTGAGATGCAATCCAAGCAGCCCATGACGCTGAAAGAGGCGAAGCGGATAAGCAAGCGTCTGTATTCATTACACGCTAAGACGGCAGCAATCTATCTGTTAGGTTTATGGGCGGTTATACCGTTTGTGTATGCAATCCGTTGGCGTATGCTTATGCTTGGACACGATGACACGACAGCAGCAATCAACGCAGCGGGGCAGAGTGGGGATGCGCAGATAAATTTTACCTTAGCCGATTGGGATTTTACAAAAGTTCAACTCGCTCACTCTATCAACCTAATTGGCGACGGATTAAAGGAATTGGAAAAGAGAATGGAGAGTGCGAGGAGGCAAGCGGAGGAGGACGCTACGCCAAAGAAACAGGGAGACAAGTAAGTAGTTTTCACAGCGAGAGTTCGGACAACGACAACATAAAGCATATATATGGCAATTACAACTTATGGTCGTGGGTGCGTTATTGGTATCTTGACACAGAGAATCAGGTAACATTAATGCTGATAGACAAGCCGTATTACGATTACGATTACAAGGCATATAAGAAAGAGTTGCGAGCAGAGGATATACACCAGATGAACGAGGGAGAGATAGCAGATTTGGTGAGTATGTTTGTCGGCAAGGAAGAGAGCGCAGAGGAGCTGCAAAATTTAACAAAGGAGGGATAAAGGTATGGCAGATGAGAGATTGATATTTCCGATAGGGTTTGATTTAGAGAAAGGTGTAAAGGATGCACAGGGTGATGCATTAAGACTATTAGGTCGGCTGCAAACAACGCTAAATGCAAAGCCTCTTGCTGTAAAGCTAAATATAGGCAACGCAGGCACAGGTAGCATTGACGAGATTAAGGCGCGTATCAAAGAGCTAAAAAAAGAATGGTCGCAATTATCCGAGGCGCAACGAATATATAATCAGCGTTCAGGAGAATATACGCCACAGGCGCAGGCGTTATTAAATGAATTTACGCGGTTAAAAGGTGCGACACAATCGTATGCGCGTTCATTAGACGATATAGGGAAAGCAGCCGACAGAGCTGTTAAACAGCAAGAGCAAGCAGCCGACAGAGAACTAAAGACGCATCAGAGACGAGTTGAATCGGCTCAAAAGCTCAATGGAGCGTATAGCGAACAATCAACTTATCTGTCAAGATTGATACAACGCATGGGCGTTTATGCTTCTTTTGGGGCGGTTAGCTCGTTTTTAGCAAGCGTGCGCGAAGTAACAGCGCAGTTTGAGTTACAGCGCGTATCATTGGGCGCAATCATTCAAGACCAATCAAGAGCAGACGAGATATTCGGACAGATTAAATCATTTGCTTTAAAGTCTCCGGTTAAGATTCTTGACTTAACAAGATATACCAAGCAGTTAGCAGCGTATCGAATAGAGACAGACAAGTTATTTGATACAACCAAGCGTTTGGCGGATGTGTCAGTCGGTTTGGGTGTGGATATGGATAGGCTTGTGTTGGCATACGGTGAGACAAGAGCATCAGACGTAATGAACGCCAAGGAGCTTAGACAATTCGCAATGATGGGTATTCCTATGTTGGAGCTTTTGTCAGAGAAGTTGTCAGAGATAAATAATAAGACAATTACCACAGGCGAGACGTTTGAGATGATTAAGAAACGTGCGGTACACTTTGACGTTGTGAAGCAAGTCTTTGAGGACTTGACGAACAAAGGTGGTATGTTTTATAATATGCAAGAGAAGCAAGGTAACACGCTTTACGGTATGTGGGCGAAGTTGGGCGATGCAGCGTCTGTAATGTATAGCGAGATAGGCAACACCGACAGCGTTAACGAGGGTATGAAAGGCTTGATAAATACTCTTACCGACTTGATGCGAAATTGGAAAGCCACAGGAGTAGCGATAGCAGCAACAATGATGCAAATAGGAGCCGGAATGACGATAAAGAAGTTCATGTCTCCTAAGGCAATAGAATTGAATCAAAGCAAACTTATTGTAGCAACGAAAGCGCGAGAGGATGCAGAGAATAGATTAACCGCTGCAAAGTGGAACGGCACAGCAGCCGATATAAAAGAAGCAGAAGCCGCAGTCCAAAAAGCAAAAGCAGACGAAGTAGCAGCACAAAAAGCCGCTACGCGCATGGGTACGTTAAAGCAAGGACTTAAAGATTTTGGTAAATCTTTGTTAGCGGGATTAGGGATAGGAGTGGCAATAGCAGCAATATCTTCTTTAATAGGCTACTTTGTAAAGCTCTACGAAGATGCGCACAGACTTAAAGATACGTTAAACGAGATAACAGCAACAGGAAGCGCGACGGCGGCACAGTCAGTGCGTAACTTTACATACTTAGCAGACACGGCTGTTAAAGCAGCAGACGGTAGTAAGACGCAGCGAGATGCATTAGAGGAATTGGAGCGCACTTATAGAGATATATTGCCTATCGAGGAGCTTAAAATCGAGAATCTTAGAAAGATGAAAGATGAGGGCTATGAGCCGTTAACAAAAGCTATTGAGGATTATATCGCAGCAGAAACAAAACGCAAGAAGATAGAGGCGATAAATGAGGAAACGGGCAAGACTGTTACTTCTTCTGAAAAAGGTTTGCGAGAAGAATTAAAAAAATTCACTTCTTTTACAACAAGCAATAATTACGGTAAAATTACAGGAGACCTTGGTTTATCAGACATAGAGATTGATAGGTTCTTTGCAGAGTTTGAGAAGTTGGCAGACAAAACTTCTATGAGTGTGGAGAAAAAAATCCAAACCGCGTTTCATAACATTGGAATAGAAGTTACAGAAGAACAAGCTAAAATAATTACGTCTTGGAAAGAATACTTGTTAGGTAAATCTTATATTGACAATCTTAATAACGCACTAACGACACAATACAGACAGCTTAAAAGTGTAAAAGAAGCGTCTGATTCAGCAGCAAGTAGCACGGGTAAATATACGGGGGCATTGGAAGCTCTACGAGAGCGCATGGAGAATAATCTAACCATTCAAGGTGGGTATCAAGAGGGTACGTTTATGTACAACCAAATGACAGCTAATGCTTGGGTTAAAGGTATAGCGGATAACATACAAGCAGCCATAAATGATAATCAGAGTGCTTTTGAACAAGCAGGCGTTGAGCTTAATGACGCATGGCGCAAGATAGTAGAACACGTGAATCCAAAGGACCCGCTTAACATAAGCAGCATTGATTGGAGTGCGCTTGATAATTTGTTGAAGCAAGGCAAAGATAAGTTAGGTGAGAATTACGATTTCTTAAAGAATTACTTCGGAGCGTTGCAGACAGAATATTACAACATGGTCCCGAAAGATGCGACAATCAACTTGGTGCGAAACAAGATGCTTGAATTGTCTGTTATCACAGGCGTATCTTTTGAGGAAGTGAAGCGATTTCAAAAGCAAGACAACGAGGATTGGGAGACATACGTAAAGAAGATAAAAGCAGACGCAGATGATGAGATTCAGAAGTTGAAAGAATTGCAAGCAGAACGTTTAAACGCTATTGCAACAGGCAATCCGCTTCTTATGTTGGCAGTACCAACGCAGCAAGATATTGACAAGCAAGATGCAATAGTGAAATATATAAAACAGCTTTTATCTTGGTCAAAGCAGTTCTATACGAAATCTTCTTGGGATAAGAAAAACAAAGGTTCGCAACAGGATAACCGTTTGCAGAATCTCAAAGAGGAAATAAGCATGACCAAGAAATTGTATGAGGAATATCAGAAACTTGAAAAGCAGATAGGCGCAACAGCAGCCAAACAGAAGATAGAAGCATCGTTTGCCAATACGATAGCGGAACTAACCAAGAAAGCCAAGTCGTATGGTTTTGAGTTTGCGTTGCCTTTCAATGATAAGAACTTGAAAGCCAACATGGAGGGCTTTATTAAACGCATGAAGCAACTTCAAAACCTAAAGAACAAGAAAGGTAAGGCTTTATTTCCAAATATTGGCAAGGACATAGACGAAGCAATCTTTTCATTAGAAAGTATAGATATAGATTCGTTGACCAAGAAAACCGAGAAGATTATTAAAGACTTAGGCGACAGAATCAGTCGTTCCAAGACGATGCAAGAGTTCTTCGACAAGATATTGGAGCAGACGGGCAGCGAGTCAATAGCCAAGCGTTTTACGGTAGCTGTTTACGGTGAGAACGGCAGTGATTTACAAGATGACATCAAATCGCAGTTGCATACAGCCTTTGCGGATGTATGGGATGCAGAGATAGCCGAAGCGATAGGGCAGAAAGGTGAGCGTATTGATTTCAGTGCGGTACGTAAGTACTACGAAGAGAACATAGAGAGCATACCTGAAAAGATGCGCGACACTATCAAGAAGATACTCGAAGAGCAAGAGAAGCTGACAGCAAGCAATATGCAGCAGTGGCTCAAAGACTTGAAAGGTGCGCAGACATACGCGGAGAAGCGTATAGAGTTGGCACGTAAGACACAGAGCGAGATAACCAAGATACAGAATACGCAAGACTTGTCTGATGACGACAAGAACAGCCTTATTGCGGGTTATAAGAAACGTGAAGCACAGGAAGCAGCCAAGTTGGAGTACGAAGCGTTTAAGAACACACCGATGTATGTAGCGTTGTTTGACGATTTAGACAATGCGAGCAGCGTAATGTTGCGTAATATGCGCGACAGCATTACAAGGCTCAAAGACCAATGGAAAGACTTGGACCCGACACAGCTCAAAGAGTTGCAGAAGAATCTTAATGCGATAGATAATGTTTTGATACAGCGTAATCCGTTTAAGGCGTTGAGCAATTCCATTCGCGACATGAAGAATTGGAAAACGCAGTACGGTTCAATAGCCATTCAGGAAGATAAGATGAAAACGGCAAATGAGGAACTCGTAAGTGCGCAAGAAAGGCTCAACAAAGCTATTGAGGCGCAAAGGATAGCAACGTTACTTTTGAACGGTGCAAGAGGTACGGGCGATTCAAAGAAGATAAAGAGCGCAGAGAAGATAGTCGGGCAAGCGGATAAGGAAGTAAAAGACGCAAAAGAGAATGTAGAGCAGACGCAAAACCAAGCTAACGCGCTGCAACAAATACTTGACTTATGGCGCAAGATTAGAGACGGTGAAAAAGATGCGGGAGGCGAGATAAACGCATTTATAGACAAGATAGGCAAGGCGGTAGATGATATGGCGGATGCGGTAGAATCGTGGACTGCATTAGGTGACAACGCGATATGGTCAACTATCATGGATGGTTTGGGCGGTCTTGAATCGGCAGCTAAGAGTGCGGTAACAGCGTTCTTTTCAACCAATCCGATAGAACAAGTAACGGCAGGCGTATCAGCATTATCAGGATTAATCAGCACGATAGGTAATATCTTTTATGGTGCAAAGGTTGCAAAAGCAGAAGCGGAGATTAAGAAACAACAAAAGCTAATTGATAAACTTGAATACGCATATAAGAGACTCGAAAAAGCAGAGGAAAAAGCGTTTGGCAGCGATTATATCAGCAATTATAACCAACAGCTCAATAATCTTCAAGCACAGCAAATAGCTTATCAGAAGCAACTTCAAGCCGAGCAGAGCAAAGGCAAGAAAGCTGACGAAGATAAGATACAGGACTACGAGGATAAGATTCAAGAGATAAAAGATGAGATAGCAGACTTGGCAAGTGCTATATCAGAGAAGCTGACCGGTACGGATGTGACAAGTGCAGCGACAGAGTTTGCGCAAGCGTGGTTAGAGGCTTATCAATCATTTGCCAACACTACGGATGCAATGACCGACAAGTTCAGGGAGATGATTCAAAACATGGTTGTCAATTCGGTACTTGCCAAGGTCATGGAGCGCGAGTTACAGCCTATCTTTGATTTCATTGACAGCGCGACAGAGGGCTTTGAGTATGATGCAGACTTTTGGAAAGACCTGACAGCCATGACTGACGAAGCAGCGTCTAACATGGTAACAGGTAGTGAAACAATGGCGAAGTTGCTTCAAGCCTACGGTATAGACCTACGCGACACTTCAAGTGACCTGACAGGTATATCACGCGACATAGCCACAGCGAGTGAGGATAGCATAAACGGCTTAGCACAAGGTATAACAACGCAGAACTATTACATGAAAAGAGAGGTAGAGAATACTTCTTTGATAGCGCAGATTTTGCAGAGCGGTGGAACGCAAGTGTCACAGGGCATAAGCACAACCGATTTACTGACGTTGCAGAATCAGCACCTTAGTTACTTGCCTAACATAGCACAGAACACCGCAGAAATGGTACAGCGATGTGAGCGTGCTGCAATAGCTTGTGAGGATATGGCAACGCTTATGCGTGGCGCGATTAAGCCTAAAGGTACTACACCGACAAAGGTTGTCTACACGCAAATTTGTTAAAGTATTACTTTAAGATATTGTGTGTAATATATTAAAAATTCGTATATTTGCAAAAACATAAACGATATGGATGCAAAGGCAATCTTAATACATGAGGCAAAGCGCAAAGGTATGTGTGCCGAAAACTATAAAGCACTATTAGGTTGTGAGGATAGAGGGCAAATGATTGCTCTCTATCTGAAAACAATAGATTGGGCATTGGAACAGAATTATCCGAGCTACAATATACTGCAAGAGCATTTTTCGGATTGTGAGCAACAAGGCATATTTGTTGGGCGTACATTCAAGGGTGAGACTTTTTCACGTTTACAGACGTATGTTTTTCACCATTGCAGCGGTACAATAAATGTGGCAATGGACTACAAGCATAAAATCATACCAATGCTTTATTTTGCTAATGATTGCCACATCACAATCAACTGCAAGCAACAGAATAGTCCGGCGATACGTGTGCCACTATACATATTCGGAGATAATACAATAACTACGGAAGATAACGCAAATGTAATCTTCGGCAAATACGACATGGAGGTGATATGATAAGAGTGCGAATCAAGATAGGCGATAATGCGATAAAAGACACCTACGATGCGTATGGGTTTATTTATCAGTTAGAATCGGATAACGTCTTAGGTGCGGAGATGAACGACACAGAAGAAACAACGTATGCGGAGCAAGACGGTAGCAACGAATATCCGTACACAACGTTTAAGGCTTTTGACTACAAAGTGTCGTTTGTTATTTCAGCACCTAACAAGGATTTAGAGAACGCTAACGCCAAGGTGGATGCGTTTAATAAGCTATTGTATGATAATACAGGCACAGGCGATTTGAAGAAGCTGAAAACTATTACTTTTTACAACGATTACAAGCACGTAAAGGTGGTAGGCACAGGTCGTAACATAAACAAGGCTACGGATTTTTACAGAGACAAGAACGGCAAGATACATGATGCTATAACGGTGGACTTCACGATTCATGTATCTAACCCTAATTTATGTGATTTTGCTTATGTTAAAGAGGATTGAAGAAATAAACTTGCCGTCTTATGCTACGTTGAGCAACGCAACGATTAACGACCCTGACATGGGCGAAAAGACGATTGAGACAACCGTAAAGATTGACGGTAACATTGCTCCGGACTTCTCTTACGATTGGATGATTAAGCGCAACGGGCATCATTACATACAACCTTTGCGCGAGCCACAAGCTAAAAAAGAAAACACATCAACCAAGTCAACTTTAACGTTGACTTTTCAGCATTGGGCAATATGGAAGTTGCAGCAGAAGTACTTCTTTCAGTATGCAGCCATTGATTCAGGTACGGCGGTCCCTGATAAATACAAAGCATCCGTATCGCTTAATTTAGGTGAGTTTGTAGATTACTATGCGCAAGTACTCAACTATTGGTATGGAGATAGCATAACGATAGACCTTAACCCTGAATGGATATATGACGAAGAAGCTATCTTTGTTTCCATATCATACTCCACAATGTGGGAGATTCTTTCCAAGCTAAGTGACGATGATATGTACGGTGTACGTTGGGAGTTAGTTCCGACAGAAGATAGTACGGATGACAACCCTAAGTATGTAATAAAGGTAGGCTATGATTCAGAAGAAATCAATCATATCTTTGAGTACGGCTTTGAGGGCGGTTTGTTGTCGGTTGAACGTCAGGTGCAATCTTCGGACATACATAATGTAGTGTTGGGTAGAGGTGGCGATACCAACTTGCCCAATCGCTATTTTAAAGACGTGGATGAGGATAATCCCTCTTTCCCGGCGGACCCGGATTGGATTCCTGAACTGCGCAACATTTATTTCTCCGAGCTTCGCGGTAAGACGTTCCGCGATTACGTTAAGGGTTGGAAAACAAATCCGAACAGACAGCTAACAGAGATAGACGGTACGGCAATCACGCCTTACGGCAGTGACACACCTATTGAGGTAGAAGAATTTGACGAGGATTATGCAGCCAAGTCGTGGGCATACCTACGCGGACATACAGACGAGAAGTTTGACCCGGTTGAATACGTTGCAGATGCGTATGAAGTACAAGACGGAGAGGTAGTTGTCACAGAGGGTTCATCAATAGATAAGTATGGCGAGATAATGGGCGCGATAGAAGCCGATGAAGATATTTATCCGACAATACAACAGATAGACAGCGCAGACCACCTTGACTTCTTTGGTGAGGATATAGGGCGAGTAGACCAAACAATCTATATAGAGCAAGTACTTACAGACGACATAGTAGACGCAGCCGAGGGTGATGCGGTGCTGACCGATTTAGGCTCAATACAAGTGACCACAAAGAATGTTGCAGCGGGTGTCACAAGAGAGATAACCACAATAGGTGGTCAGGTTCTTACGGTAGGCGAGAACGAGACGGTGACGTTGACAGGCACCGTTGGCGGTTTTGCACGCAAGCAGACCGCATCAGGTACATACGACAAAGATTATTACGCAACAGGTGAAGCACAGATAACCAAGTACGTTATAACAGCCATAAACAGAGAGACGGGCGAGACGCATACAGCAAACGCCATACCTACGGGTTCATGGAACATACAAGTAACGTTTACGGTCGTCAATTACTCGTCAGAGACGCTCTATATAACAGCGAGCCTTAACGACATACAAGCGGCGAGTTCAACTGCGGTAGACAAGTGGACTAACAAGTTTGAGATATGGATTAAGAATATTTGGGGCAGCGAGAAGCAATCAGGCGAGACAGACTTAGAATATGCAAACCGTATATGGGACCCGATAATGGGAGACCGTTGGGGTAACGAAGCAAAGGTTGTATTCTCAACAGGTTTATTGTCAACGTCAGAAGATTACGAATTTGTGATGCTCAAAGTAGAGCATGACGATTCAAAAACGTTGGAAATAAAGGATAAAAACGGCAAAGTGACAGCAACGTATCAATCCGAGTGGAAGTTAACGTTGGCGAAGTCGGATGCCGATTATGATAGCCTTGGCGTATATATACCAAGCGTGGAGCGACAAGGTGAAGCGGGTGATTACTTCTTTTTCACAGGCATTGATATGCCACACGCTTATGTATTGTGGGCAGAAGAGAACGTTGACATCAACAAAGAAGATGAGTTAGACGACACAGCGAACATCAAGCCTACGTGGGTAGTGAGCATTGATAAGGTGCGAGCCAACACACTATCAATACAACAGCAAGAGAGCTTCGCATTGCTGATTGACGCTATCAAGCCGGGAGCGACATTCAAGTTGAGCGACAAGCGGTTTATTTCAGGTAGCTACGAGCAGCTATATGTACAATCCTTAACAACGACATATAGCGAGGGTAAGATATTACCTGAATTAGAGATAACGCTATCAGATGAGCCGAGCCTTGTATCTAATTCCGTTTCGTTAATGCAGAGCGAAATAGACAGCATTAACCGACAATTAGGTTCACTCTCAAAGGTTGAGCAGATAATAAGGAGCATTGGAGATAAGCTCTATTTGCGTAAAGACGGTGTAGAGGACTTATCTATATCGCCGACAAAGTTTGCATCATTTATAAAGCACAGCGATTTCAGACAAGGAGCGATAGGCGGTAAGGGTTGGGCAATCTATCAGAACGAGAACGGTCAGTGGGTGTTAGAGATAGATACGCTTAACGTCAGACAAGACTTCAACGTAAACAATCTTGTTATCAATCAAATATCCGTTATTGGTGGCAAAGAGATTAGTTCGGCGGCACAAATGACGGTTACACACGTTGTGGAGAACGCAGACGGTTATGTGTGTTACTTCGATACCAAGTGTGGTTCGGTGTCTAACTTATTTAACGTTGACGATGTGGCATTGTCAGAAGTGTTTAACCCTGACAACCAACGCGAGAAGTATTACAAGCGCAAGGTTATAGCGGTAGGTGTAGACAACATAACATTGTCAAAAGATATAGCCAACGGTAGCGGAGTACCTGAAAAAGACGATGTAATAGCACATTACGGCAGTTATACGAATGAGCAACGCAGATTTGTTAAGGTGCGCGATGTGATAGGTGGCGGATATGAAAGATACATAGAGGGACTTGACAGCGTGGATGCAGACGGCACGGAGTATTACTTTGTCGGCAAGCAAGACGGAGATACATACCGCATCTTTATCGGACATAAAGAGGGTAATTACTTAGAATGGACACCAAACGGATTAAACATTAAGGGTAACATCTTAGCACAATCCACAATAGGAGAATATCCGATAACAAAGTATTTGGCGAATGAGAATCTTATCCTTAATTCAGATAAGCACAACACAGCCGGAACGGGTATCAATACTTATACGTTAAGCAAAGAGTTGACGATTGGCGAGACATATACGTTGTCTATTTGGTATGACGGATTGATAGCAACAGACTATAACGCTTCGTTAGGTTCGTTGTTCAAGCCGTGGTTAGGTGAAGTGTCGAAAGTGTCAGAGGGCTTTTATCAGCTCACCTTTGTAATGAGTGATTACCAAGACGGTGAGACGGATAAGACAAGGCTTAACATACAAGCACTAAAAAGTACATTCTTGCTAATAAACAAGATAAAACTTGAAGTGGGCGCGGTAGGCACAGAGTGGAGTGCAGCACCTACGGACATCAATGACACGTTGAGCGGGTTTGATTATCTGACAGAAGCATTGAAGCAGAACACCGTTGTAGACGGTGGTTTGATATTGGCGAGCTTACTAAAAATGGGTAGTGGCAATACCGTTAACACAGACGGCACGGTAACGCAAGCCAAGACGTATAGCGGTATTAATGGCGTGTACGAAGATGACAACAGTCCCGTATTGTGGGGCGGTGGAGATATGAAAGACCGCGAGAGTAATCCTGACGATGAAGATGCAGCAACCTTTATGGTGCGCATGAACGGTACGGCATATTTCTGCAACAACCTTATCCGATTGCTTGAAGATGCAATGATGTTGGGCGAGAACCTACGCATATCAGAGACAGGACTATCGTTATTGAATGACCAAGGCAACGAGTGTTTCAGACTATCAAACGAAGCCATACCGAGCGTTTCGGATTATTACGCTAACAACAACGTTGTGATTAACGATTGGCGCAGTCTGACAGGCACAGTGTACTATAATGACGGTTTGTGCTTTGTGGTATTGGATGATGCAGCACAGACCAAGACAATAGACATGGAGAGCGGTACGCGGTTGAATGTAGGCGTAAACATATCATTCAAAGCACCACAAGCACCGTCAGGATTGTTCGGTATGCCGAGGTTTGCTATTAAGGCTATATTTAAGAGCGGTGATAGCGAAGTGGAGATAATAGACACAACGGTATCAGCACAATATAATAGCACAAGTAAGAGCTATTATGTAACCAACAATATCAGCTATAACGCTACGGTAGGCGGTACGGTAACAATAACGGTTGAAGCAATAGGGCAAGCAGCAACGGAGGGCATAAGCCAAGAAGCAACAACGGTAGATTTGAGATTTGACGGTGGTGTGGCTACGAGTTATACACCTATGGTGCAAATATTCAATAACGGATTTGTAGCAGCCAACAGCAACACGGTAGTGTATAGCGGTAGTGATGCAGCCTTATTGCGATATGGTGAGTTTGGTATTAAGCTATCGGATGAGGGCATACAGATTACCAATACTGCGTTTGACAGAGCATATACGTTTAACTTTAATACAGGAGGTTTTGAATGAAGATAAATTATAAGTCGGATTTTGATGTTAGGCTGACATTGACGGATGCATCGGGTAAGGCGGTAGGCTTCCCGGAGTATGATTTTCGGGCGGTGTTTGCTACGGAGGGTAGTCGCGGTTATGAGGTTAGTTGCATCGGCGGTGTGGCTAAGAATTGCCTTAACGATAATGGTGAATTAAGAGTGGTGTTTGCGCGACACAGGCTTTTGCCGGGCAAGATACGTATGGAGTTTAACGCGTATCTTGATAACAGTCTTTATCCGCAAGATAAGCAGCGCGAGGTGAAGCCTGTGGAGCTTGATATAGAACTCGTGGAGGGTGAGGGTGACGAGCCGACAGAAGCGGAGATAGAGGCTATCTTGCCATATATTAAAGGTGATAAGGGTGAGAAAGGTGTTCAAGGTGAAGTCGGTCCTGCTGGTCCTCAAGGAGAAAAAGGAGACAAGGGCGATAAAGGTGCAGACGGTACCTTTGCTGACCTGACACCTGAACAGAAAGCGAGTCTGAAAGGAGACAAGGGAGATAAGGGAGACAAAGGTGAGCAAGGATTACAAGGATTGCAAGGATTGCAAGGATTGCAAGGTGAAAAGGGCGAGAAAGGTGACAAGGGTGACACAGGTAAAGATATGACCTATGAGGACTTGACCGAAGCAGAGATAACAGACCTTGTGAATAAGGTAGCAGCGGTGAGCCAGCCGAGGATAGACGCAGCAATAGAGACGCTGAACGAGACGAATAGTGCTGTTAGTGAAGCCGAGGAACAGAGAGTTAAGAACGAAGATGCGAGAGTGACAGCCGAAAAGGAGCGAGAGGCGAGTTTTTCAACTTTAAAGTTGGATAGTGAGGCAGCGACCACGGCGGCGAATGAGGCAGCGAAGTATGCTAATGAGCAGGGTGAGCTGATAGATGAGACGTTGACAGGGATAAATAAGATACTTGACGATATAAACGGAGAGGAGGTATGATATGGGTACGACAGCGGATAAGTTAGCGAAGCTACGAGAGACGAAAGGAGCAATAAAGAGTGCGATAGTCGGCAAGGGAGTAGAGATAGCGGATGAGGCTACGTTTGCCGATTACGCTACGGAGCTTGACAAGGCTGTCATCACTCCGTTGGGACAGCTTGGGTATAGCGCGGAGGATGAGGCGGTGTATGATGCTGACTTGACGTTTGACAACAGCACGCTGCGAGAGGACTTGGCGTATAGCAAGGAGATAGCGGCGAATTGGGATGCGAGTATGACGAATGCGGTGAATAAGTTTATAAATGATACGCAATTGAAGTATCTACCTTTGCTTGACACGGGGAGTGTGACGAATATGAGTTATATGTTTTATCAATGCAGTTCGTTGACTACGATACCTTTGCTTGACACGGGGAGTGTGACGAATATGAGTTATATGTTTTATCAATGCAGTTCGTTGACTACGATACCTTTGCTTGACACGGGGAGTGTGACGAATATGAGTTATATGTTTTATCAATGCAGTTCGTTGACTACGATACCTTTGCTTGACACGGGGAGTGTGACGAATATGCTATCTACGTTTAACAGTTGCAGTTCTTTGACGAGCATACCCGCGCTTGACACGGGGAGTGTGACGAATATGTATCATATGTTTTTCTTCTGCACTGCACTTAAAAGCATACCGCAACTAAACACGAGTAAGGTTACGAATATGCAAGAATTTGCAAGCTATTGTTCATCGCTGACAAAGATAGAGCAGATAGATATGAGTAGTGTGGTTAATTTGGAGCGTGTGTTTTTAAATGATAAAGCCTTGGTATATGTCTTGATTAAAAACTTGGGTAAGTCGGAGCTTGCCAAGTATGGGTTTGACTATGCGGAGAATTGGGGTACGGGCAGCGATGAGAATAGGCAGAGTCTTGTGGATAGTTTGTTGACGTATAGCTACGACAGGGCAGCGAATGGCATGGAGAGTGCAACGATACAGTTATCAAGTGCGAGCAAGGCACTCCTGACGGATGAGGAGCTTGCAGCGATAACGGCAAAGGGTTTTACGATAGCGTAGAGGTGAGAGATTAGATAATAGATAATAGATAATAGATAATAGATATGAGAACGGAGAATTATACGATGCGGGTATTGACACCCGAAAGTGAGGACGGATGGCTGACGGAGAGCGCAGATGTGGCGATAGAGAACCGTACGCTAAGTAAGCGAGTGTATCTAAGTGCGACATCGGATGCTTCGGCATGGGTGGAGATAAGTGAAGCGGAGGCATCGGCATATCAAGCAGCTAAGGATGCGGCAGCAGAAAAGGATTTAGCGGATTCGCGAACAGCAACGGATGTCAGCTGTTCAGAAAACGCTGAAGAGTGAACAGAAAAGGAGGTGAGTGATGACGATAAATTGGAATGAGATAACGAGCCAAGTGTTGGTACACTTTGGCGTAACGATAGTGCTATGGATTTTGGTTATAGCAGCTATCCTCCTTGACCTTTGGGACAGGCTCTATACGCAAAAAATATTACATAAAGAGGTCAAAAGTAACAAGATGCGAGACACACCTAAAAAGATAGGTGAGTATTGGCGTATCATGGCAATAGCGGCATTAATAGACGTTGTGGCTCTATTGGTGATGATAGGCTTGGGTAAGACGTATCTACCCTATGTGTCGGCTATGACGTGTGCGCTGCTGATAATAACAGAGGGTAGGTCGATGTGGGAACACTCTAAGGAGCGCAAGTCAGGATTATTGCAGATAAAGGATATAATAGCATCGGTGATAGATTGTGCGAGTGAAGCGGATGCAAAGGCAGCACTCAAGAAGTTTAGGGAGTATCTTGAAAATGAGAAATAGAGAGGGATTTGCAGCGAGTGTGTTTTGTGTCATTGTGATGTTGGCATATATGGCATTGGTGATAACGTTTATATGCAAGGTGCTATGAAGATATTGATAGATAACGGGCAT